GATAATTGGGAGTATGTTGGCGTTCTAGAAATGAAAGGTTAGTCAGATGGCTAGTGGATTCTTTTCAGTGGAGGAGACGAAATCGAAAACTCGACCTAGTGGCAATAAAGCGTTCTCTTGCGCTTCTTGCGGGTTGTACAACGGAATTTCGTCTCCTAGAATGGAACCATTCGGGGAATTTGAAAAGAAAATAATGGTCATTGGTGATATGCCAAGCAGTAGAGATGATCGGGTAGGTAAACCGTGGCAAGACAGATTTGGAACAACTCTCCGGCGTGAATTTGAACGCAGAGGCGTCGATTTATTCAAAGACTGTCTGAATCTCTATGCTATCTCATGTTATGCAACAGCGTCCAAGGAAACCACCAATCCGTGGACAAAAGAAGTTCAATGTTGCCGACGAAGAGTGCTGTCTACTATTGAGCGGTATAAACCTAAAGTGATAATTCTTGTAGGTGAACTAGCATTAAACTCCGTGATAGGTTCTATCTGGACAAAGAATTTAGGTGGAATGAATAAATGGAGAGGATTTACTATTCCAGATAGGAAATACAATACGTGGATCTGCCCGATATTTCATCCAGAGTTTGTAGAAAAACAAGATGCACAGGAATATCGAACAGTATGGAAACAGGACCTTGACAGGGCATTAAATACAGTGGACATGTCTATGCAAACATATCCAGATGAAATGACGGCTATCAAGATAGTAAAATCAGAAAGTGAGCTAGTAGGAATTTTTGAAGAGTTTCTTTCTAGAAAGTTTCCGTTTCCTATTGCTATTGATTATGAAACGACGGGCCTTAAACCACATGATACAAGTAAGCACAAAATCATCTGCATGTCCATGTGCAGTAATCCTGAAGATGCAATTGTATTTGGTATGCCTAAAAGTAAGAAAGGAAATAGACTGCTTAAGGAAATTTTGCAATCAGACAAGATAGGAAAGATTGCCCAAAATCTGAAGTTTGAACACACATGGACATACAACATACTTGGGTATGAAGTTAAGAACTGGGTATGGGATACAATGCTTGCTACCCATATTCTTGACAACAGACCAGACATTACAGGATTGAAGATACAAACCTATATCAATTTTGGTGTAGCAGGGTATGATGATGAGGTCGCCCCATATCTTAAAGCGGCGGATGATAAAGACAGCAATTCCATGAACAAATTGCTTGATGTTCCTGTGGGATCTGATATTTGGAATAAACTATTAATATACTGTGGCATGGATAGTTTGTTCACTTACCGGTTGGCGACTAGACAAAAGCAATGGATTCAGCAAGGAGGGTACATAGGATGCAACTGACACCTAATCTTCCTGAAGCATATCAGCTATTGCAAGATGGTATCCTTGCTTTTGCGAGGGCAGAACAAGAAGGAATGCGGATTGATGTGGATTATTGCGTCAAGAAAAAAGCGCACCTTGATAAGAAAATAGCACGATTGGATAGAAAACTCAGGGATACTAAATTCTATATGCATTGGACGAAGGTGTACGGTGCTAAGGCTAACCCTGATTCTAATTGGCAGTTAGCACACCTTTTGTACAATGTTAGGAAAATCACCCCTGCAAAGTTTACACCATCTGGTAAGGGTGCTACAGACGATGAAGCACTTTCCCAGATTGATATTCCTGAGATAAAGTGGATTTTGGAAATGCGCAAATTGAAAAAGGTGCGAGATACGTATCTGGATGCTTTCATAAGAGAACAAGTAGGCGGATACTTGCATCCTTTCTTTAATTTGCATACAGTAAAAACTTTTAGATCCTGCATAGCTGAAGGCTCAAAAGTATTAGTTATGCGTAATTTTGAATCACATCCAGATGGCGTGCCTATAGAAACAGTTCAAAAAGGTGATTTCGTATATTGCTTTGACGATGAATTGCGCCCGTCCATTCAAAAAGTATTATGGGCAGGCAAAACGGGACATAAGAAAGTTGTGCGAATCCATTACTCCATAAACGGTGGGGGTGGAAAAGGGTACTTAGATGTGACACCTGAGCACAAAATCCGTCTAATAGATGGAACATACGTGCAAGCAAAGGAGTTATCAGATGCACGTTTTTCCAGTAAGGTACTGTCTAATCATACAGACCACACAATAGAGTACCTTGATGAGCTGGTGGATGTGTACGATATTGAAGTGGAAAAATATCATAATTTTATCGTGAACCAAATATGCGTACATAATTCATCGGAGCGGATAAACTTCCAAAATATTCCCAAGCGAGATAAAGAGGCTATGGAGATTACTCGCAAAGCGATATTTCCTAAGCCAGGTCACCAGCTACTTGAAATAGACTATTCAGGCGTGGAAGTAAGAATCAGCGAGTGTTACCATCATGACCCTGTTATGAGAAAGTACATTGAAGATCCTTCATCGGATATGCACGGTGATATGGCTTGTCAGATATTTGTACTTGATAAGTTAGACAAGAGTATACCATCGCATAAAATGATGAGGCAAGCGGCAAAGAACGGATTTGTATTTCCGCAGTTCTATGGTGACTATTATGTAAACTGCGCCGAAAATATTGCTTGTAAATGGTGTGGATTATCTAAAGGCAAATGGAAGAAAGGTGAAGGCATTGAGCATGACGGAGGTCATATTTCCGACCACTTGATTGCAAACAAGCTAGATTCCTTCGATAAGTTTACGGAGCATATCAAAAAGATCGAAGATGATTTTTGGAATAGGCGATTCAAAGTGTATAATCGTTGGAAAGACAAGTGGTGGGAAGGGTATCAAAAAAACGGGTATGTGAGCATGTACACAGGATTTAGATGTTCTGGTATCATGCGTAGGAATGAATGCATAAATATTCCTATTCAGGGAAGTGCATTTCATTGTCTGTTATGGTCGTTCATTCAGGTTGACAAGATATCCAGAGAACAGAACTGGAAATCTAGATTGATTGGACAGATACATGACGCAATGGTGTTGGATGTACATCCTGACGAGTTAGATATGGTTGCGTCTACTGTTCATAGGATTACTTGTGAGGATTTACCTAAACATTGGAGCTGGATTAATGTGCCGTTGGAAGTAGAAGCGGAAGTATGTCCAGTTGATTGTTCTTGGAATGAGAAGGGAGATTACCATTTCAAATAAGGAGGGGTAGGATTGGCAATTATAAAAGTAGCAAAGCCTAAGAACAGGTATTGTGAATCATGTGAGCACCTTGATACAACTACGTATGATTATATGGACACACGCTACGGTTGTCTGATGTATGGGATCAGGTTGTTCTGCCATAACAGAAAACCTGTCAGGTGTACTGAATGCATTGAGAAGGAGGGTAAATTATGAAATTCACCATAGTGGCGTATCCAAGTAAGTTCAGTAAAGAAGGGGTCAATCATCTTCTGGTGAGAGTAAAGACTGGAGAAATCGTAGGGATGATAGAAGAATGTGCGGTAACAGAAATGAAACAGATTTTAGGGATGCAGCCAATCGCGCCTACGTTTGATGGAGAACAGTTAACTTTTGCGTTTAGGGAGTAATTACTATGTCCCTTTATCATAAATATCGTCCAGCTACTTTTGACGAGATTGTAGGGAATGTAGAAGTGGTGACGGCGTTAAAAGCAGACCTCGCTAAAGAAAACCACCCACATGCTTTTTTGTTGCATGGTCCTACGGGATGTGGTAAGACAACCCTTGGGAGAATCATCGCTACGGAACTTGGTTGTTCGGAAGATGATTTTAAGGAAGTGGATAGTGCTGATTTTCGAGGGATCGACACAGTAAGGGAAATACGCAGGCAATCGCAGTATAAACCTTTATCAGGTAAATGTAGAGTGTGGTTACTGGATGAAGTTCATAAAATGACCAATGATGCCCAGTCCGCACTACTAAAAGCGTTGGAAGATACACCTTCGCATGTTTACTATGTACTGGCTACGACAGATCCACAAAAATTGATTGCTACGATAAAAGGAAGATGTTCACAGTATCAGGTGAAACAGTTAACAGATTCAGAAATGATGACCTTGCTTCGTTCCGTCGTAAAAGCAGAAGGGCAGAAATTAACTAAGGAAGTATATGAACAAATTGTTATGGATAGTCAAGGGCATCCAAGAAATGCGTTGCAGATATTGGATCAAGTGCTCGGTGTTCCTGCGGAAATGCGGATAGAAGTTGCAAAGAGAGCGGCTGAGGTACAATCAGATGCTATTGAATTATGCCGTATTCTTATGCAAAAAGCACCTTGGAAAAAAGTGGCAGGAATTCTTACTAAGCTGAAAGATCAAGACCCTGAATCAATTCGTAGGTTGGTTCTTAGCTACTGCAACACAATTCTCCTTAAAGGAGAGAACATGCAAGCAGGATTAGTTATGGAACAGTTCATAGAACCGTTCTACAATACGGGATTTCCAGGACTTACGTTTGCATGTTTTTCTATTGTTTGCGGAGAAAATTGATCTAAATAGGATAAAAGCAGGTTGTATTATATAGTGTAGCAACGAAAATAAACTAAGAAAGGAGAATTATAATGGAGTACAATCTTGATGTAAACATTGACGAAACTGCCCTTGATGTAGAATTGCTTGAACAGCCGATCCTGATGAAGAAATACGGAGATGTGGTAAGTGAAGCTAGGAAAGAACTTGACTATATGAAGGAACAGCTTGACGCTGTTAAGGCTGAACTAAGTAAGGAGATCCGAGCAGATCCTGATGCATTTGGTTTGGGCAAGATAACCGAGAATCTTGTAGCAGATACAATCATCCTGCAAGATTCTTACAAGAAAGCCGCGGAGGAAGTAGTTGAAGCACAGTATAGGTACGGCATGGCTAAATCGGCATTCGATGCTATCGCTTCCAGAAAAGATACACTTGATGGATTAATCAAGCTACATGGTATGCAGTATTTTGCAGGGCCGTCTATTCCTAGAAATCTTTCAGAAGAGAGGACGCGGAAAAATGAGAAAGTGAATGAGACCGTTGCCGCTTCTATGGTTAAGAAGAAAGCGAGGAAAGCATAGTGACGTTTGCCCAAATCCTTTTCATAAGTGTTCTTTGTGCGTTTGTGATTCCGTTTTTCGTGTATCTGTATAGTCGGTTACAAATGACAGCCTGGTTGAACGCATTCGATGATTTTGCGAAAAAGAAAGTAGGAGAGAACGTAGAAACGGAGGATGAAGAGAAGGAGGAGGAATAGTACATGCCTTGGTTCCAGTGCAGAAACTACCCAGAAGAGGGTTGTGTAAATTGTGAACATATTACCGATGCCCGTTTTGTAATAGGTTGCAACGACTGTGAGGATCCTGATTGTGAAGGACCTATTCATACAATACACCACGAGGAGGAATAATAAGTATGGCGAAACTTGGAAAGAAAAGCGGAGGAAGTAAGTTCAGAGCAGCGGTGGCGGGCAACGTGAAACAGCAAAAAGCACAGGGTTCTAAATACGGTTATCTGAATCTACCGAGGAACATTCGGATATTCAAAGAAGAGCCTGGTTCTAGAGTATCACTCGACATTCTTCCGTACACTGTTACAGACCCGAAGCACATGGATAAGAATACGGATTTGGGCATCGCAGTTGTGGGGGAGCAGTGGTATAAGAAGCCGTATAAAGTACACAGAGGGATCGGAGCGAACAAAGAAACATTCGTATGCCTCACTACTTTCGGAAAGAAGTGCCCTATCTGTGACCACCGTGCAAAAAGAGTGAAAGATGGAGATGCGGAAGATGAAGAACTGAAGGCGCTTAAGCCTTCTCTTAGGAACCTGTATGTAGTCGTACCGCTGAACTCGAAAGACTATGAGAAAAAGCCGCATATCTGGGATATTTCTCAATATCTTTTTCAGGATAAGCTGAATGAGGAACTTGAAGAAAACGAGGAAAACGCGGTATTCCCTGATACAGATGAAGGACTTACTTTGAAAATCCGTTTCAGCGAAGAGCAGTTTGGTAAGAACAAGTACGCCTCTACTTCCAGAATTGATTTTGAGGAACGGGATAAACCGTATAAGGAAAAGGATTTGAAAGACGTTCCAAATCTGGACGAGATTCTTCAAGTGCTTTCCTATAATGAACTTGAGGCTAAATTCTTCGAGTATGAAACGGAAGATGAGGATGAAGCGTACGGAACGTCAGTAAGGAATATGGCAAAATCGAATAAGAAGAAAGACGATACTTCCGAGGAAGAAGAAGAGGAAGAGGATGAGGATATCACTGCTTCCGAAGAGGAAGAAGAAGAGGAGGAGGAGGAAGAAGAAGAGGAGGAAGAAGAAGAGGAGGAAGAAGAAGAGGAGGAAGAAGAAGAGGAGGAAGAAGAGGAAATCCCTGAAAAAGAACGATGTGTAGCCTGCAAGGGTACTGGTAAAAACTCTAAAGGTGGGGTGTGCAAACCGTGTGATGGTACGGGCAGAAAGAAACAGCAAACCGCTCCTGCAAAGAAAGATAAAAAGGAAGAAAAAGTAGGAAAGAAAGCTGGAAAGAATAAATGCCCGCACGGGTACGTATTCGGAAAAGATTGTGAGGAACACGACGAATGCGATGATTGCCCTAAATGGGATGATTGCATGGACGCCAAGGAGGATTAGTGATGCCGAAAACGATTAAGAAGAAAAAGACTGAACCCGTAGAAAAAGAAATTCTTCTTGATCGGCAAAAGATGGCAGGGGGGTACCTCCCCCTTGCCCTTGCCGATAAATTCAGCCTGTACACAGTGTACAAAGGTCTGTCTAGATCACATATCATCTGTGATCTAGTGGAAAAGGAACTAAGCAAAGAGGCTCCTTCAGTAGCTTCGATGGTGAACGATATTGCAAAACGATTGCTGCTTCTTAAGGCAGATAAGATACCGATGGAGCAATATACATCCATTGTGAGTATACAACTCCATAAGAAAAAATTAGCGATGGACCACATCGAAGCTATCATCAAACGCATGGAGGAGATTGGTAATGGTAGTGAAGAAAAAGAGAAAACTAACACCAAATGATTTAACTACCCAAATAAAGCAACGAATGAATGAACCGCCAGAAAAGAAAAAAGAGTATGACGGTGATTTTGCGCATGTTGTTTCCACTGGTTCTACTTTGCTCGACCTTGCAATATCCGGCGGTAGAGTAAGAGGAGGCGGGTTACCCGGCGGTGTTCTTGTAGAAGCATTCGGCCCATCAGGCAGTGGTAAGACAGTTGTGTTATGTCAGATAGCAGGTGCAGTACAAAGGCAGGGTGGTTCTATTTTCTTCCGTGATCCTGAAGCAAGATTGAATAGGCAATTTGCTACGATGTTCGATCTTGATGTGGAAGAAATGGAGATTGATCATCCTGATACGATACCTGAAGTATTTGAACCGATACGAAAATGGGAACCAGAACCTGAAGGAAATTTGCATGGAGTTTTTGTAGATTCGCTTGCCGCTCTTTCTACCAATCTTGAATTAGAAAGTAAAGACGGAGATAAGATGGGAATGCGAAGAGCAAAGGAATTTTCAGAACAACTACGAAAAACCTGTCGTGTGATTACGGAAAAAAAGTTTCTTGTTGTTTGTTCCAATCAAGTTCGCAGTTCGGGAGATACTTCGCCGTATGCCGAGAAAACATCTGCTGCCGGAGGGTACGCAATCGGATTTTACGCTTCAACCAGATTGAAGTTCAACAATCCTAAGAAGATCAAGGTAACAAAGACCATCAATAAGAAAGAAGTTGAACGAGTAGTTGGTGTTACTACAGAGGTCGAGGTCTACAAAAATTCTGTATGGAAACCGTATCGTTCTGCTCCTTTGACTATCATCTTCGATTACGGTATTGACAATATCCGTGAAAATCTTCAATACCTGAAGAAAATGAGCGGTAATACTGTTTATGCGCTTGGAGATACAAAACTTGGAAAATCATTAGAAGAATCTATTCGGATGATTGAAGAAGACGGGCTTGAAAAGAAATTGGAAGATGCTGTAATTGATCTATGGGAAGAAGTTGAATCACAATTTGATTCCAATAGGAAACGCAGGGCATTGGTATGAAAAAACGGATAACGGTTGCATCTGCTAAGGATAAAGGGCGTAGATTGCAGAAATGGGTTTGTGAACAAATATCGAATCTAACTGGGTATGAATGGGGACACGATTGCCCTATCGAATCTAGAGGTATGGGTCAAAACGGTGTAGATGTGCGTATGGAAAAGAAAGTATTGAAAGAGTTCCCATACTCCGTAGAGTGTAAAGCACAGGAAAATTGGTCTATCCCGTCCTGGATAGACCAAGCGCAGTCGAATATTATTCCAGGCACTAACTGGATACTGTTCGTAAAGAAAAGTAGAAAAGATCCGATAGTGATATTAGATGCCAAAGTATTTTTCAGTATCCTAGATAGTAAAAAAGGAGGGAGCACTTAATGTGGTGGATCGTGCATGTCGTTGTGTTGTTTGTCTGGTTTCCTTTGGTGCTATTCACAATCCCGATGCATGTGATTTCCAAAGTGAAATCAGAAAATGCGAAAACTCGTAAGGAATTCATTCGATATTCCCAACAGAAACGGTAACTATGATTACACGGATTGAACTGAACAATTTTCAATCACACCAACATAATGCGTTTGAGTTTGATGGAGGGGTCAATGCTATTATTGGCCCCTCGGACTCTGGAAAAACAGCAATCCTTAGAGCGTTGCGTTGGGTGATTTGGAACAGACCGCTAGGAGATGCGTTTCGTTCAGATTGGGGTGGAGACACGTCAGTAACTATTCAAGTTCCTGATAACACGATAATTCGATGGAAACATGATAATGCGCACGGATATACAGTAAATGGAAACAAACTAACTGCGATAAAAACGGACGTTCCTGAGGATGTTACACATATTTTGAACATAGACGAGGTGAATTTACAACAGCAATTCGACCGTCCTTTTTTACTTGATTCCAGTGCGGGTGAAGTAGCTGCCCATTTTAATAAGATCGCGCATCTGGATATTATTGATTCCACTATGAAAACGCTTGCGGCTTGGCAACGAAAGTTGAATCAGGATGTGCAGGTATGCGAAAGCAAGATAAACGAGTATGAAGCATCCATTGCCCTATACGAATATCTACCCGATCTGGAAAAAAAGATCGCCCGTGCGGAAAAACTACAAAACAGGATAGAGAAACTTGACAAAGACCTAATGGAGCTTGGTAAGATAATTGATACTATCGAGGAAATAAATCTACAGATGGAAGAGTTTGAACCACTGTTGGCTTTAGAAAAATACGTTACAGACTATCTTGCTTTACGTGATACGAAGATTTCTCTGGAATCAAGCAAGGATACACTCACAACGCTCGTTTCTGATATAAACGCAACTACTACAGCTATAGAAAAACTTAGTACGCTACCAACCAAGGAAACGTGTCTGAACGAAGCTATTGAATCTTTCCAGATGATACGCGCATTGTCCATCGAGAAAAATAACTTGTACCTTCTTTTTACGAACATAAAGGAAACAGATGAGGATCTGTATGATATAGTGCAAGAAACTGATAAACTTCAAGAGGAGTTCATGACGCTATTTCCAGATACTTGTCCTTTATGCGGTAGTAAGAAAGGAGGAAAGAAATGAAACCTACAGCGATACTTACAGCGGATTGGCATTTACGGGATACACAACCGATATGCCGTACAGATGATTTTTGGGAATCTCAATGGATCAAAGCGTACTATATTTCAGCTATACAAAAACGGTACAAATGCCCGATCATCCATGCAGGAGATTTGTTTCACACATGGAAAACTTCTCCGTACCTGCTCTCTGCGTCCATTGCTTTTTTTAGTCAGTTAGAATTAGGTGATGAAGAAGGTCCGGTATTTCTTACAGTATATGGTAATCACGATTTACCGCAACATAGTATGGAGCTTGCGCAACGGTCAGGAATGCACACGCTTCACACGGCACAGAATATTACTATACTATCGAATGGGCACTGGGGGGAATCAACGCCGAATGGTTCTATTTCAGAATTACTTGCTGGCGATGCATTTGAAAATGTCGCGGTATGGCATAAGTACACGTACACAGGCAATAAACCATGGCCGAGTTGTACGGAACCTACAGCGGAGCAAATACTTAGAAAATTTTCTAAATATAAACTTATCGTAACCGGCGACAATCACACACCCTTTGTGGTAAAATATAAAGGTAGATTATTAGTCAATCCAGGTTCAATCACAAGACAGACTGCGGATCAGGCAGAGCATTTGCCTAGGGTGTATTTATGGTTTGCGGAAACGAATACAGTAACAGAAGAGTTCCTTCCTATAAAAGTAGATGTGATTACGAAGGAGCATCTTGAAATAAAGGCAGAACGTGATACACGTATGGAAGCGTTCATATCACACTTGAAAGAAGATTGGAATGTATCGTTGTCGTTCGAGGATAATCTGAAAGAGTTTCTTTCCTCAAATAAATTAAGGAAATCAGTTATAGCACTTATCCATAAAGCGATGGACGGTGAAATGCTGTGAAAAAATATACTAAGAAGAAAAAGTATGTGAAAAAAACGGTATGTAGGTTTACAAGAAAATCGAATGACATTGAGATTCCTGTCAACGATATTCTAGAACCTCCTGTAAAACGACCATGGCTTTTCGGAGATAAACCAACAGTTCTTAGCAGGAATAGAACACAACGATTCAAGGATTTAGCGGCGTTGCATCGCACCGAGTTTATTTGGTGTACTGCGAGGGAATGTATGATTGCTTTACAGGTATGTTTCCATACGTGTAAGAAAAAAGAGCATTGTAGACGTTACCAAAATTACATGAATGGATGTGATAAAAATGGCAAATCGCTCCTTGAAGTTATCTGAAAAGGAACTACTTGGACTAAAGAAAAAGATTGAAGATGGTAAAGCGAAAATAGCTGAACTCAAAGGTAAAAAAGATTATATGCTGAAAGAATTGGCAGACAAATGGGGTTGCAATACTTTGGAAGAGGCAGAACAAGCTCTTACTAAAATTCAAGGGAATCTAGATACAATTTCCGATAAGCTGGAATCGCTCTTAGATGAGATAGCGCAAGCGTATATGAACGATGAAGAATGAGATCAGGAAACTACGAATCCAGCTTGAACGATTGAAAGGGAAAAAAGAGCAACTTGAACAATCGTTAGAAACAGCTAAGGAAACATTGAAAGAAACGAAGCAAGAGATTAGGAAACATGAACAAGCGATAGCGGTAGTAAAGGAAGTAGGATTGAAAACACAACAATCCTTGCAATACCATATTGCGGATACAGTTTCAATGGCACTTGATTCTGTATTTGACGATCCATACGAAATGATAGTAGAATTTGTGCAAAGGAGGGGTAAAACAGAATGTGACCTCATGTTCAAACGGGGAAACCAGATCGTGGATCCTTTATCAGCATCGGGAGGAGGTGCAGTAGACGTGGCTAGTTTCGCTCTCAGAGTTGCCTCATGGTCAATGCAACAACCAAAAACTCGAAATGTGCTACTATTGGATGAACCATTCAAGAATCTTTCGGAAGGATTATTGCCGAAAGCAAGTGAGATGTTGAAACAGGTATCAGACAAACTCGGATTACAAATTATCATGATTACCCATTCTGATGCTTTGATCGAATCGGCGGATAAAGTGTTTCAAGTACAGAACAAGAAACGGCGCAGCATACTACTCTAAAGGAGGAACATCTAAATGGAATTGAAAGTGCCTAGAACATTCATCACACTAGTTGCGGTATTCGTAACATCGTTGGTAACAGCGAATGTATTGGCAACAAAGCTGTTCTCATTCAGCGGGTTTACTATCCCAGCTGGTGTGATTGCATACCCTATCACCTTTCTCATGACTGATGTTATCGGTGAAATATGGGGAAAGAAGGTGGTAACTAGAGTTGTATGGGCGGGTTTCTTTTGCAGCATACTGGCCATGTCTTTAGGATTTCTTGCAGTATTGCTTCCTGCTGCTCCTTTCTATGAACGGCAAGAGTTCTTCACAGAATTATTCGGGAGGGTCGGGAGGATTACTGGAGCTTCGCTTATCGCGTATCTGGTTAGTCAGTTGAACGACGTATGGGTATTTCATAAATTGAAGGAATATACGAACGGCAAGCACTTGTGGCTTAGGAATAATGTAGGCACGATCACGAGCCAATTTTTCGATACAGTGATCTTTATCGTAATCGCTTTTTACGGGATTATGCCTACCTCAGTTTTACTTTCCATGATACTCAGTCAGTGGGTAATCAAAATTTTAATAGCTTTAGTCGATACTCCTTTTTGCTATTGGCTGGTAGCATGGTGCAAACGTAGAAACGGGATGATACGACTGTCCGCGTCTGTTACAAAGGAGTGGTAAAATGACTGTTATCCTGAAATGGAAACAACTCGATCCTGAATCTACGTTACCAGAATACATGTCTACGGGAGCAAGTGGGATGGATATACGGGCGTGTTTAACGAATCGAGCCCTATACCCGTATCGGAATATGACGATAAAACCAGGAGAAACTGTAGCAATCCCTACAGGGCTTGCTGTAGAAATTCCCGAAGGGTACGAGATACAGATACGCCCACGTTCGGGATTGTCGCTCATAACAAAACTAAGGATTGCAAATTCACCGGGTACGATTGATTCTGATTATCGTGGAGAGATAAAGATCCTTATGGATCATATAGGACCGTTAACATCTCCTGATTTTCAAATAGAACATGGAGATAGAATCGCACAAATAATCATCGCACCATGCACACACGTGATAAACAAGTATGCGGACAACTTGGCCGATACGGACAGAGGTCTTAGCGGGTTCGGCAGTACAGGTAAATAAGCAGCAAGTATCTATCTATTATGAAAGCAAGGTGATGGATTGTGTCTAGAAATATGTTTTGTAATGCTCCTGACAAACTGAACGAAACAATGCGGCAAATAGCAGAAGAAGATGGATTGAAAGAATTGGCAAAATGTTTTACAACGATCCCGCGTACTGTGGAACTGCCCCAACTGAAAAAGGAAAATTCGCATGAGTAGACACCTTATCCTTATTTCAGGAAAAGCCAGGGCAGGGAAAGATACGTTTTCGATAGGGTTAGATGGATATCAAAAATACTCTTTTGTAGGCCAACTGAAAGAGTTCGCTGAAAAATTAGGGTGGGATGGTGAAAAAGACGAACGCGGTAGAAAATTTTTACAAGACCTTGCTTCCGTTGTAAGAGAATACAATTCAAATACATGGATACGTATTCTTTGGTATTTGCTAGATGATGAGGTCTACCCAGATAAAGTAGTGATAACAGATTGCAGGTATTTGAACGAGATTCAACTAATGAAACAATGGAGCTTGATTCATAATTACAAAGTAACTACGATCCGTATTGAGCGTCCGGGTTTCGATAATGGACTTACGGAAGCACAAAAGAACCATCCGTCAGAAACAGAACTAGACAATTATCCGTTCGATTATGTTATTAAAAATTCGGGAACGATAGGAGATTTAATATGTATAGCTTACTCATGTTTTGCGTCGGGTGCCTTTGTGGATTCTTTATTGCAGGATGGAGATACGTAATCATAGCAGAAAATACACTTTCCTGCGATGAAACGATAGACAGACGTAATTCTACATCTCTTTTTCAATATCGTTCAAAATAGACCCAAGGATTCGCCAAGGAAGCACATAGATTCGCGTATGATTCACGTCGTATTTACGAAACAATCAGGAAAAAGAAAGAGGGAGCAGTATTGCACTCCCTCTTTCTTTACTACCATAAAGGCTTCCAGACGATGCCGACCATGCCGACGAACTCCCCGTTCGAGCCGTAGCCGACGCCAAGCCCAAGCCCCGGCATCTTCGCCCGCCTGTCCGCCCGGTCGTGCGCCACCACCCACCTGGCTATCTCCTCCTCGGAGGCGCGGCGCTCCTGAGCAAGTAGGGCTTCGCGTATCGCTTCCTGATCCCGCAGCTTTATGATCTCGGCCTCGATCTTCGCCACGTACAGCTTCATCGCGTCGTACTTCTCAAGGTCGAGTTGTCTACGCTCGAACATCTCCACGGGGATGATGACGTCCTGACCGTCAGCGGAGAGTCGTATTTCCCCGGCGCTCGCGCTCGTTGGCGCGAGAAATAACATCGTCAACAGTGCGATGCTTACCAGCCTCTTCAATTTTTGCAACCTCCTCTTCGTGCTGCTTTCGCAAGTCGTCCAATCTCTCTATCGTCTTCCGCGTTTCTTCCGAGGCTTTGTCCGTCTCTCGGCGGCCCGCCGCGAGTTTGGACGCCGCGACCAAACCAGCACCGGAGAGGGCAAGCATCAATCCCTCGAAGCGCCCCGAGACGTAGAGGGCAATCAGACAGACCGTGAGGACACCAAGTCCAATCCACTGCCATTTCTTCAATCGCGCTCCCTCCTGTTCGGGCGACCGATCGCGTAACTGACGACCGCTATAATGATTTTGTCCACATGCTCCGACTGGATGCGTCCAGCCCAGATCAATAAAAAAAACGCGACCGCACCCAGGAACACAAAAAAATCCCGCGCCTCGAACTCGTCGAAAACGCGGGACCAGAACCACTTCCAGCTGAAATCAGGCATTTACCTTACCGCCCTTTTCGATATCGCGTCTACAAGAAGATCCAACGTCTTCCCGCCTCCGTACCCCGCCATCGCGACCGCCGCTGTCGAGATCCACTCATTCAGCCCGAAGCCCAGGCAAAGCATGCGCACCACCAGCCCTGCGAACGCTGCGACCGCCAAACCTGAGAGAAGTTCCCCCCACCGAAACGGCTCGCAGCGATGACGCCGGATGTACTTGATCGCGCTTCCGAGCATGGCCACCAGCACGGCAGGGAGAAGGAGTTTGCAGTGGTCCATGAAGTCGTTCACCGCGTCCACCTTCTCACTGTCTGGCTCTGCGGTGCTCGCACATCTACGTGCACAGATGCACCGTTAATCGCATACACGTAGCCCACGTATATTTCACCGTCCAAGTACAACCTCCGGATAACGTCGATTATCTGGATAGACGTCAGCCCCTCGATCTTGATGTCCGCCGCCTTGCCGCGTAGATGCTGGCTCGACTTGCTTCCCTTGACGGCGGCATTGTGGCTTTTGCACCGGCACCCGGAATTGACCACCACCGGCCGCTGAACCTCGTCCCGGAGTCGTTGCAGCGTCGTCACAATCAGCGGGTCTACGTCGTCGAAGCCGCAGCCGCAGGGACAGACGAATTCGTCACGCTTAAAATTTCTGAACGTCCACATCTATGCACCCCCTGACCACACAATCTCTTCCAACTCTTCCGGCGTGCTTGCCGCCCTCGCCCGCACCTCAAGTCCCTGTTGCAGCCCGAGGATTGCAATCGTAGCCTGCGCCGCAGCCGTCGCGTTCGCAGTTATCCGCCCAGCAAGCTCAAGGGCGGTCATGCCTTCGTCGCCAGCAGCCGCCCTCGCAGCCGCAAGCGCCGCCACATACTGCGCATCCTCCGTCTCGGTATTCCCGGCGAGGATGTCAGCAGCCCCGCGCCGCTGCTGCTCGAAGGACTGGACCTCTCCAACTGTGTAGCCTGCGGTCATGGAGGCTATCGCGGAATTGCTCGCCTGCTGGATTTCATGGATTTTCTCCGCTCGCAGCTCCTCCATCGGAATCTGCCAGCGCCCGTTAATCAGCTGATGCCTCGGAGTCGGGGCGGGAATGCTACTCATTGACTATCGCCTCCAATTCTTCGACCGTGAACCCGAGCCTTGGAATATCCCCGTTCGGATCGTCCATGTATTCCATCTGGTACGTATTGCCGGCCTCGTCCGTGCGGGTGTAGTGCGTCTCGTCATTGATGCCCGGCACGGTGTACTCCGTCTGCACCCAGAGCTTGCGATTGTCGAGCAGCGTCTGACAGTAGGCTCGCGTTTCGTCGGGGAAAAGTTGCAGCGCGTTTAGAACGTCATCTTTTGTGTTGAAATGCTTCGGAAAACCTCTCATTAAATCATCTCCTTTATCCCGCTAAACCGGCTCCGCAGCACCCCCGCGCGCCGAGATGCGAAAGGACAGCCCAGCGGTAGTTATACGCACTACGACACCGCGAACCGCAAGTCACGCCAGTATCCCAAAGACCGCCCGCAAGGAGCTTCACGTCAGCCATCCCATCGGTCGAGTAGTTATACAGACTGCCCTTCGCACCCGGCAAGTCGTACCAGTTCCACGCAGCCCCCGTTCCAACGCGATAACTCTGATCCAGCAGCCACTGATACATAACCCCCGCGCAGTCCTCGCAGCCGATGTTGCTGATCATGCGCCTGCCTGCCGTATCCACATGCCCAGTAGTCGTGCCGGGGTCGGCGGAACCGGCTATATTCGTCTCCTGATTGCAGCCCTCTGCTATCTTCTGAAACTCTCCATCGTCGAGAAGTCGCTTCCCAACCACACCAAGATCATCCACGAAGTCCATCCAGTCGCGATTATCCGTTATCGTCCCGCCGTTGACAGACTTCGTACTGGCTCCGGTGCCGGATTGAAGATAAATGTCAACCCAGATTTTAGCCTGCTCGCTCCACACCATACCCTCAGGCGAACACAGCGGACGATGCTGCAAGTCCCAACAGCTCGCCGGGAGAATGTCGCCAGCAAGGAAACCGGAGAGAGGATGGCCTGAGATTGTTCCGACCGCCACGCACAGGCAATGGAAGCCACCGATCTTTCTGGAAGTAGCGGCGACGTACCCAGTCGGGTACGTCGCGTTCGCGGAGAGCACTAACCCGTCCGCAGTCGCGTACACGTAGAAGTCCTTGCCGGAACGATTCGCCGGAGTCGCATAATCGCTGTTATCCCAACTGCCCGCTGTGTTAAGTCCGATTGTCCCGGCGGCGAAACTTAGTAGATCGCCGTCCAACTCTGCGTTGATAGCGGGAGTGCTCAACGTATTCGCGGACGCTCTGGAAAATTTATCCGACCTCGCATAGAGGCTAGTCGGAACAAGTATCAGCCCCGCCGCGCTCGTGGTGGCGGCGTCCGTGCTCGCGATATCCTTGTCGCTGATCTTCGCGTTCAGCTCCGCAAGCGTCACCGCCGTGTGCGCGTCGAGGGCGTGCGCGGAAGGGGTAAAGTCGGTTGGCTTGCTCGAAACATCCTCCCACGCAACCGAATCTGCGCTATCAGCAGCCGTCGCTCGTCCTGCGGATGTTGCGTAGGTCGCCGTATCCGCAGCATCCGCAGCATTTACTTTACCGTCGGCGTCGCTGTCGTAGTCGATTTTGAGCATGTCTCCGGCGCCTTCGCCGTCGATCCCCTTTCGCGCTACAATCTGCCAATAGCTATCACTTGTCGCCGGAGGGGTTTGATTTGTGCCGGTTTGAAGTGCAAGGTACGAATTCCCGTTGTAATACACCACATCCCGTGCCACATACTCTGTGGCGGAATTCCACTCGCCCTTCCACTCTACGCCCGGAATTCCCTGCGCTCCTGTGTCACCCGTCGCACCCTTGATATTTCCCTTCTGAACCCATGCGCCTGATTCTTTGCGATAGACGTTAGACGTCACAGTGTCCAACGCCATATCCGTTTCCGCACCAAGAGAAGTTGAAGGAATACCGCTTACTACATGCCAACGGCTACCCGCCGTTCCCGTTGCGCCAGTCTCACCCGTTGCCCCCTGCGGGCCTTGTGCGCCCGTAGCCCCCGTGGCACCTTTGATGTTGCCGTCAAGTGACCATCCTCCGGCCCCGCGCTTGAAAACGTCGCCGCTTGCGGTGTTCAGTGCGTAGTCTCCGGTAATGCCGATAGCAGAAGACGGGTCAGAAGCGGATGAATACCATTTCGCGCCCGCTGCTCCCGCAGCACCCGTTTCCCCTTTTACGCTCCCTCGCAACACCCATGCCCCGGATTCCTTGCGATACATGTTCCACGTGCTGTAGTCGATACACCAGTCGTCATTTACTCCGATTGCTACGTCAGGGATGCCGTTCGAGCTTAAAACGGTATTACCGTCCGTCCCATCCGCACCTTTCAATCCGCCTTGTAATACCCATGCGCCGCCTGACTTGTAGTACATATTCCAGTTAGCATAGTTGATACACCAGTCGCCATTTACCCCTAATGAACTTGACGGAACTCCGTTATTCCGATGAACAGTGTATCCATTCGTTCCATTCGCACCTTTCAATCCGCCTTGAAGTGCCCATGCGCCCGCAACTCGCTTATACAGGTTCCACGTTGAAGTGACGATGCAGAAATCTCCGTCTTTGCCAAGAGCCACGGAAGGAACACCACTCTGAGAGTAGATCGTATTACCGTCTTCGCCCGTGTCGCCCGTGTCGCCCTTGAAGTTGTTCTGAAGGGCGAGCTTCCATTCTCGGAGGAAGGATACGAGCATCGCGTTTGTTTCCGAGGTCATTACTGAATTGAAATTCCGGATTATGACATAATCACCGTTTGTTACTCC